GCTTACGAACTTAAGCAACAACATAGCTAGTATTGTTACTTAATTCTTTTGACTACATAGTAAATAATTACAGTAATGGGTTGTTTTGTACATAGTGAGATTTAACTGATATAACTAAGGTAAGATGTACGATACTGCAATTATTTACTTTGTAGTACTGAGGTTACAAGGCTACCGAAGTAGCCCTGTACGCAACTAACTAATTTGCCAATTTCTTTAGTTCTTTGACAAGTATAAATCTATTGATGCCACCGTTGCGAGTGCATCTCTTGAGCAAGTTATGTATCTCAACTAGCAACATGCTTTCACATACTGCTATGTCTTGATTGAAATAACTTGTTCTACCACGATAGAAGCCTTGGTTGACTATATTATCTATCTTGGTAATTAAATCTTGCTTATTTAACATCATTGTTAGTCACCTCCTCAGGTAGTTAGTTAGCAAGTGGATCTAGTTACCAGCAAGTAAGTACTTGTTGGGTATTATAATAAACTGGTGTTTTGTTACTCTAAGTAAACTGAGTAAAAGTAGTAAGCACTCCTAAGAGTGCCTACTACTACGAAGTTACTGACTACTTCTTAACCTTGAACCTAATACCTACTTTAGGCTTGCTAGAAGCAGTAGTATAGCGGAACGCTACACAACTGTGTTCAGCACTGCCTAGGTATTTCAAGGTAAGTTTGTCCATATACACTATGCCAGTCCATTGGGACTGTGCTTGGTGTTTGATGGACGCTATAGTTTCCTCGTCGATGGTGTCTCCAACATCGGCAAGAAACAGAACTCGCCAATCATTCTGCTGAATATCTTTAGCAGATAGATTGTTAAGTTCGTCCTCAGTTAACTCTACGACTGACAAGTCGTTATCAACGACTGTCATAGTAAGTTCTTGAGACATAACTTATGTCCTTTCTAGTTAGTTAAAGTGCTCCTAGTCAAAGGCTAGGCTAAACCAAAGGTTAGCACTTTAAACTACTATCTTTTTAGTATTTACTACCAGGTTTAGTATTTTTCAACTAAAAGTTGGAAACAAACCTAAACCAAAGGGTAGTAGATACTACATAAAAGACGTGCGTACATTCTACTTGCATTTTTGAAAAAGGGGCCTTATATTATATTATGAGCAGTATAAAAAAATTAAAAAAAATTTTTGACGTAAAATTATCATTAGATCAAATTAAAAAGGAAGCTAGGAAGAATATTGAATATTCAACCCCCTTAACGAGATACGATCCGTTAGAAGAAAAATGGGAAACTGTTCCTATGGACTTTAATAATGATGAGATGCTTACAGTAAAAGAACTGCACGCAGCAGAAATGGAAGTATATTTAGTAATAGAGGCAATGAAAGAGGAATTATTAGATTTGCATAATTTAGATTAGTATACTTATAGTATATATTACACAAATATTTAAGATATTTGTTAAGTATTATGCTTTAAGTATACGGACAAAAAACAAGGATGTCAAGTAAAATGATACAGAAACCTAAAAAACCTACATTAAAACAGTTGATACAGACAATAAATGTTTTAACTATGCAGTTGGAACAATTACAACTCCATGTATTTAAAGGAGATCAAGCATTAGATGAGTATCTTGAGATGAAAGGTGACAAACAAAACTTTATAGAATTTTTACAAAAAAAAGCAAAACCCGATGATAAAGATACAGAGAAAGCTGAAGATAAATAATTATGAACCAGTGGTATATAACATATACACTAAAGATGAATTTGATAAACCTTACATCTATTGGAAAGACTGCAATGCTGGAGACTGGGGCATTAGTGATGATGGATATATTTCTGAGTGTATAGCTAGGAATGAATATGAAACAAGCACAGAAATGGTCTTCCCATACGGTAAACAGTTTTTATATGAGACATCTACTTTATTATTTGAACCACATTATGAAACTAAGAACTATTCATCAGTATCTAGTAAAAGTTATGGTGAAATGGAAGCAAAGAGGGATAGAGCTGAATTAGCAGTAGATACATTTGTTAATTATAAGTTAGCTGGAACAGCTCCTGACTTTTATAAAATAGGTAAGATATATAGGCCAGATCAAGAAAATCCAGAAATAGCTGCTAGAAAATTATTTAAAACAAAGGAAATAAAAAAAATGGTAAGTGACAAACTAAAAGATATTTTGATCGAAAAAGAAATAGATGAAGGCTATGTTTTAGATGTAATGAAAGATGCTATTACTATTGCTACTGGTAAAGAAGATAGTAGTAATATGATTAAAGCTGCAGATAAGTTATCTGAATTTTTAGAAATGAAACCTAAAACAAAAACACAGACAGAAAGTTTAGAGATGGATATATCTCATCAAATAGAAGCTAATTTTGAAAAACAGACAAAATCATTAAAAGCTGTTAAAACTCAGGAGATAGACGATGAAAAAAATAGTAATATCAGTCAAATCGAAGAGTGAAGAAGTATTAGCATTATTTATTGCTACAGCAAAAGAAGTGGCAAGAGATTTAGGTATAAAGGTGAAGGTAGATGAACAAAAATAAAATATTATTAGATATGGAGAAAGACATGCTATTGTTTGGTAGGATGGTAATGCCAAACATGTTTAGTGAGAATTCTCCTCCGTTTCATTATGAAATTACTAAAGAGTTATTAAAGGATGATATAAAACAATTAAATATTATAGCTCCTCGTGGACACGCTAAGTCATCTGTCGTTGCTGGTGTTTACCCTTTATATCATTTGATGTTCGACAAGGGAGTAAAGGTAATAGTCTTAGTATCTAGAACACAGCAGCATGCTGTTAAGTTGCTTGGTACTATAAAAGATGTATTAGACTATTCAAAAGAATTTAGATATTTTTTCGGGTACTGGGGGCAACAGTCTGCTAGAAAATGGACAAATACTGAGATAGAACTGAAAGACGGTTCTGTTATTATTTGTAAGGGTACAGGTCAACAGATAAGAGGAATCAAACACGGAAATCAACGTCCGACTCTGTTGATACTTGATGACCCAGAAGATGAAAATAATACTAAAACAGCAGAAGCTATGGAGTATAATTTACGTTGGTTGCTGCAATCTGGTGTTCCCTCACTCGATCCTAAACGTGGTAAGATATCTGTTATTGGTACTCCCCAACATGAAAGATGTATGGTAGAAATATTAAAAGAGATGAAAGGTTGGAAAAGTTTAATATTTAAACCTGATCTTGAAAATAATATACCATTATGGCCTGAAGTGTGGGATGTTAATAAACTTAAAAATAAAAAAGAAGAACTAGACAGTATTAACAGATTGTCTGTGTTTTACAGAGAATACCTATGTGAAATTGTAGGTGATGAAGATCAGTTGTTCAGAATGGAAGACATACAGACATACGACGGATATCTAGAGCAAGATGAACAAGGATTGTCGAATCTTGTCTTGACGAAGCTTAATGGTGAGGAAATAGACATGATTAGACCTGTAAATGTGTTTACAGGCATCGATCCTGCATCTAGTACTAAATCTACTGCTGACTATTCTGTTATATTTAATTTAGCAATAGATGAAGATAACAATAGATTTTGTTTGCCGTATTATAGAAAAAGAGCAAAACCATTAGATTTAGCAGATGCTATATTAGAAAACTTTCGACAATATAGAAGTGCACGTACACGAATTGAGTCTGTAGGTTATCAGGAAATGTTAAGACAGTATATTAAAGAAGAATCTGAACGTATGGGATTATTTATACCTGGATTAGAAATTAAAGAAAATCCTAGGACTAGAAAATCTTTTAGACTAGAAAGTTTGCAACCTATATTTTCTAATCATCAAGTTTACATTAAAGAAGGACAACAAGCGTTGTTAGATGAGTTATTATTATACCCTAGAGGTAAACATGATGACTTGCTAGATGGATTCTTTTATGCTAATAAAAACTGTTATAGGCCACATCACGAAGCTAAAAAAGTATACGAAGAGCCTGATTATATGTATCCTGTTAAAAAAAGTTGGAAAACATTGTAGATTTTACTTGACAAGTCTAAAAAAAGATTATAAATTATCTTTAAAATTCTAATGTTAATTAAAGAAGTAGAAAAAAAATATAAGTTCACGGTTCAGGATGTTCTTAAAACTTTAGATAGTTTAAATCCAATACCTGAAGATTATGTTGAAGTAAAAAAACTAGATGGCAAAAAAACTAAAAAACCTAGCAACGAACAGACTACAGAATCCTCTTGACAAAGATTACACCTTTGGCTTTCAAAGAGGATCTATTCAGGATGAAACTACTCATCCAGAAGTGCAAGAAACATTAGAATTATTCGATGAATATCAATCTGCTCGACAAATATGGGCACAAAAATATCAAGAAGCTATAGAATTTAGAGCTGGTGCACAATGGTCACATGAAGAAAAAGAAACATTAGAAGCACGTGGACAAGCACCAATAGTCGTAAATAGAATACATCCAATCGTAGAAACAGCTAAATCTTTATTAACATATAATTCACCACAATTCAGAGCTACTGCTAAAGAAGACTCTGACTCTAAAACAGCAAAAGTCTTTTCAGACTTATTCCAACATGTATGGTATGTATCTTCTGGAGACGAAGAACTTAAAAAAACTATTGACGATTATTACGTAGGAGGTATGGGAGTATTTCAAGTTTACCAAGATCCAGGTAGAGATCATGGTAAAGGAGAAGTATTATTAAAATCTATAAATCCTTTAGACGTGTATATTGATCCTAACTCTAAAGACCCTTATGCTAGAGATGCTTCAAATATTATAGTATGCAAGCATATGACAGACGAAGTAGCTGCTAATGTGTATCCTTCATTTATGGATATTATATTAGAATCAAATCCATCAGCATTAGATGAAGATGAAACTCCAGCTACCGATCTTGCTGCTACAGAAGGACAAATGTTTTATTCAGACGAACATGGAAGAAAACATACAAAACGTAAATATATAGAAAGATATAGAAGAGTATCTAGTCCTTATTTTCATGTGTACGAACCTTTTGCTAATGAAGAATTTGTATTTAATGAAGAAGAATATTCAGGATATTTAGATAATTATTATTTTATAGTTAGAAAAGTTACTGGAGAAGAAGAGATAATACATGATGACGTTGGTATTGCTATATTAGCACAACAAATTGTAGACGTTGGACATGTATTCCATTTTAGACTACCTGATCCAAAGTTTGATGATTTAGGTCAACCTATACAACAAGAAGTAGAAATTGTTCCAGGAGTAGAGAATGAAGATGGCATCCCTGGTTCTACTGTTCAAATTATACCTATGTCAAAAGAAGAATTAATAGGAACAGGAAGAATTAAAGTAAATAATATTTTAAAGCCATGTATACAACAAACAGTTTCTGTTGGTGAATCTTTATTATATACAAGAATGCTACCTACGGAAGATTATCCTATAATTCCTATGATGAACGTACATCACAGAAATCCGTATCCTGATTCTGACGTAAGACTATATAGACCATTACAAGAATATATAAATAAAATACGTTCTCTTATTATTGCACACGCAAGTACAAGTACAAATGTAAAATTGTTAATACCTAGAGGCTCGGCAGATCTTCGTCAAATAGAGACGGAGTGGAGTAAAGCTGGAACCAGTGTTATTGAGTTTGACGCTGAGCTAGGTGCACCGATCGTTGCTGGTCCAGTTCCATTGCCTAATGAGCTATATAAAAATGAATCTGATGCTAAATATGATTTAGAATACGGATTTGGTATTTTTGAGCTAATGCAAGGTGGAGCTACTAATGCACCATCAACTTATAGAGGTACCTTGGTAGTTGACGAATTTGGACAACGTAGAATTAAATCTCGTAGAGATGATATAGAAAACTTTTTAAATCAAGTTGCAAAAGTATCTATACCGTTAATTCAACAACTATATACTGAAGAAAAAGTTATTAGACTTTTACAGCCTAATGGAGAATTAAAAGAAGAAAGAATTAATTTTTATCAGCAAATGGACGATGGAACAGTTAAAAGATTTCATGATGTAGGTGTTGGTAAATATGATATACAAGTAGTTGCAGGATCTACATTACCTTCAAATAGAATGGCTTTATTACAAACTTATCAAGAGTTGTATCAGTTAGGGTTAATTGATCAAGTAGAAGTTCTTAAGAAATCAGAACTTGTAGATGTAGAAGGTGTGCTTGAAAGAAGTGGACAAATGAGACAATTAATGGCACAAAATGAACAATTACAACAAGAATTAAAGAAGGTCAAAGGAGACCTACAAACTGCTGAACGTGAAGAAGTACATGCTAAGAAACGTTTAGAAGTTGAAAAATTCAGTGGCGAATTAGACAAGATTACTAATCGTGCTGATGCAAGTGCTAGCTTAATGAAAGCTAGACTTAATGATGCGAAAACAAATCTAATGAACTCTGTAACACCTGAGGGTACAGCAAACGAGAACGAAGATATGTTCAGTGCGTTGACTGAGGATATGGAGAGTTAGGAAGGGAATAAAATGGCAAATAATACAGAAAACATGGACCAGATGCAAGGACAACAGCCAGAACAATCGACTGCAAACGATTCTGGTTTACAAGAAGACATCTTTACTGAAATTTTTGGAGGACCTGCTGTAGAAGAGTTTGTTGCAACAGACACTACTGAACAGCAACCAGATTTTTTAGGGGTGGAACCTTCGGAACCAGTTCAAGCACCTGTAGATCCAAAGGATGACAATAGTCAGTTTCAATACTGGCAAAGTCAAGCAGATAAAAGACAAAGTGAAATTGATGAGTTAAAAACTCAAGTAGCTGCATTGTCAGCTCAAAGAGAAGCTCCTCAAGAACCAGCTAGACAGGAAATAGATAAAGTTGAAAAACCTATTAAACCTAGAAAGCCTGCTGGATTTAGTCATTCTGAAGCTCTAGATGATCCAGAGAGTGATTCTGCAAAGTATCTATCTCAAAAAGATCAATATGTGGACGACTTAGCTGAATACATGGAATATGCTGAAACTCAAAGAGAACAATCTGCAGCAATACAAGAAAAAAACAGACAAATGGCACTACGTAACCAACAGGTTATGACAGAGCTACAATCTAAATATTCTTATACTGCTCCAGAAGCAGCTGACTTTGTAGAAGTTATGAACGATCCATCTTCGTTGTCTTTAGACAATTTAGTGCAATTACACCAAATCCGTAGAGGAAACAGAGCTAATGCAGGTCAAGTAATCAATAGAGAACAAAGACCTGAGGTTCAACAAAAGGTGGCACAAATGGAAAATAGACAAAGAAACTTAACTGTTCCCCAGCCATTAGGGGTACAACCTGGAGCTAATGTGCAGTCAAACAAAAAAGTAGAAGATCAAATGATGGATTCTATGATTGGAAATTTCAATAAAAAGAATCCGTTTTAATTAAAAAAGGGGAAATACAATGAGTGTATATACTAGTACAATCACAGGTGTAAATAATGCCTCTAACGTACAAGGTACTTCTATCAATAACGATAGAAGAATTTTTAACTTTGGCGAGAGAATTGCTGAATTAGCACCTGCTCAATCACCTTTCTTCACTTATTTGTCAATGGTTGCTAAAGTGCCTACAGACGATCCAGTGTTTAAGTTCTTAGAACAGAGACACCAGTGGCAACGTAGAAACTTCCAAGTTGAAACAGCGGTTACTTCAGATGCCGCAGGAGCCGATAATACTGGCTTAGATATTGCTTCAGGGAAGAATCTATACGTTGATTGTAAATATGACAAATTCGGAAGAAGTGTGAGCACACCAGTTGCTCCTGAGTTCTTACTTGCAGATCAAATCTTAGCTATCGAATGTGATTATGACGCAGACGCTAGTGGTGGAAATGATGCAGCAGAACCAGATGCAATTGCATATTATAAAGTAGGAGAGATCGAAAAAACATCTTCATTAAAAGTGAAAATCAAAACTGCAACTTTCTTAAAGTTAATGCTTAAACCAACTCGTACAGGAGATGGTGAAGAAGCAGCAACAGCAGGAGAGCAAGAACCAGCAGATGCATCTAAATTAATTTTTAGAGCTGATGCAGATGGTCAAGTAGTTGGTACAGCTTTTGCTGAGGGAACAAAAGACCCAGATGGTTGGCACGATCAATTCTATAACAGAGAAGGATACTGTCAAATCTTTAAGACTGCAGTACCTCTATTCTCTGGTACAGCTCTAGCTACACGTTATCGTGGAGTTTCAAACGAATACATGAGAGTATATCAAGAAAAACTTATGGAACATAAAATGGATCTTGAGCACGCTATGTTATTTGGTGTTGGAACAGACGATCTAGATGTTGATGGCGGAGGACCAATTCGTAGAACACATGGAATCGTACCTTATACTGAACAAAATGGTAAAGTGAAAACTTTCGCATATGCTTCAGCTAATTACGATCACTTCATTGATGCTATGCAAGACGTTTTCTCACCAGAATCTGGAAACAGTGGTGAAAAGCTAGTATTGGCTTCAAGAAAAGTACTATCATGGTTGAATAAACTAGGTGGTGAGTCATTCTTGGGTAATACAATGAGTGCTAACAGTATGACAGGAAGTGGAATTGACATGCAGAACGTAGATGGCCAATTTGGTCACCTTGTGACACGTGTATCAACTCTATATGGTAATCTAAACTTTGTTTTAGAACCACTATTTAGAGGATTCCATGAAGATACAGCTATCATGATTGATTTAAATAATGTAGCATACCGTCCTTTAATGGGTAACGGTGTATCACGTGATACTCAAATTATTACTAACGTACAAGACAGAGATGTTGACGGTAGAAAAGACATGATTCTTACAGAAGCAGGTCTTGAAATTCAATTACCAGAAACACACACTGTATTGAAATTTAGCTAATAGTTAATATAAACAGGGGGAGTTGAAATATACTCCCCCAATTTAAGGAGAGAGATATGGGCGTTTTTAGACAATTAGGAAGAAAGTTATTAGGCGGAGAAAAAACAATTAAAGTAAACCGTACTAGACCAATGACTCCTATTGAAAGAGCTGGAGGAACATTAGGTTCTTTACAAAAAAGAGCAGCAATGTTAGATTGGGATAAAACTGCTGGTAAAAGAGGCAAAAGTGCTTACAGTGAATTAGTTAGAAAAGGTAGAATGGACACATCGTCATCTATTGATCAACTTATGGGCGATACTAGAAAAGTAGGTAGAGAGTTACGTTATTATCCAGAAGATAAATCAGGTGTTACTGAAGGAATGGTAGCAAGTTATAGTAAAGTAAGAAATAGACCATCTAGTGCATTAGAAGGGCAAAAAGGTTTTATAAGTGAAGCTTTTGGTTTTGCTGATGATCCTTATGGAAAAGGATATAAAGGCGGTCGTAAATTTGATGCATCAGACGCAGAGGTTTTATCTGCTAAAACTGAGAAAACTAACATTCTTGGTGGTATGAAAGAAGTAAGGCGTAAGGTTTAAGTAGAATGAGTTTTTTAACTGAAGTAGAGGCAATTACTGGAACTTTAACAGCTGATGAAAAAACAGATTTAAATGTTTTTTTACCAGAAGGAGTTAGGTTTATTACAAAAGCATTAATGCAAAATGATTCTATTGTACATCAATTAACTAAAAGTGTAGATGTTAATAATGGTAACGGATATAGTCTTGATAATGTTTTAAATATTACAGAAGTAGTAAGAAAAGATAATGATTCAGGTAATAATAAAAAAAGATTATGTCAAAGAATACCTAACATTAGAAAATATGATTTAAGTGATACAAACAGTATATATTTTACTAATAAATATGGACCTAAGTATTATATACAGAATGGAAAATTATTTATTTATCCAGATCCAACTGCTAGTGAATTTGGAGAATTGCAAGTTATTGAACCAGATAGCAGTGTTACGCATAATCAGAATAGTGGCGATATAGATAATTTTCCTAAAGAGTATGAACGTGGAGTTATATTATATTCTGCTATTCAATGTATCAGAAAAAAAATGCATGATATAGTTGAGCCTAGTGTTGCAGGAAATAATACAGTTGGAGAATTAACTAAAATTGAATCAGGTGATGTTGAACAAGCTAATGATAGATTAGATTATGATAAATGGTGGGATATGGTAGGAGATTATTTAGCAGATGAAGATGTAGAATTAGCTACAGCTATGTTAAATAATATAGCTTCTTATTTAGGAGCATATCAAACAGAATTAGGTTCTTCTAGCACGCAATATAATTGGCATGAATCTCAATATGTTAAATTGCAACAAGAATTAATACAATGGTTAGGTAGTTATATACCACTAGGTTCAGGAGGCGGAGAATGAAATTACAGCAAATGATTGAATACGTACAAAAACATCATCCTGAATTATCAGAAAATGAAATTATTACATTGTGTAATCAAGCTCAAGATGAGTTTTGTGCTAGAACATTAATTTTAGATGGAGCTACAAAATTTAATACAGTTTCTGGGCAAAGATTTTATGGATTAAAAGATGAAATTTTAGAAATAAAGTCAGTTGACTTTAAAAACGAAGACGGTGATACTTATGAAATTAAAAGATTAATAGGTAGACCAAAATATAGGGATATTGACTAATGGCAACTACAAATTATAGCAGAATTTATACTAATGCTACTAAACAGCATGTATGGTGGACTGAACGTGATTCTATTGGAATAGCTTTATTAGATTCATTAACAACAGAAAAAAATAGATTTAAATCACCAGATGGTGTATATGAAGTTACACTTTTTTATTATAAAAAACCAGATCCATTAAAAACTTTAGATGTAGATGGTGCTGACTTAACAGATATTCCAGAAATACCAAGTCAGTTTCATCAGTACATAGTAGATAGAGCTATACAATTAGGATATGAACAAAAAGCAGATCCTAATATGGCTGTATATTTTGAAAGAAAGTATGAAAAAGGAATTAAAGAAGGTAAAACGTTTGCTAACAGAGGAAGAATAAGTGGTTCTTTTCAAGTTAGACAACACGATATGTAAAGGAGAATGATATGCCAAAAGTAGCAGGAAAAAAATATTCATACACCAAAAGAGGTAAAGCAGCAGCAAAAAGAGCTATGAATAAATTAAAGAAAAAAAAGAAAAAGAAGTAATGGCTAATAATTGGATAAAAGGACAACTAGGATTACAGTTTTTTAATTCTGTAAATTCAACATTTGATGAAATGTCTGATGGATTTGGAGATGATATAAATGCTCAATATACTAATGAATCATTAATTGCTAATCCTAATTTTACTGATGATGCATCTGCTGAAACTAGAAAAGTAGCAGCAAATAGTATATATACAGATATTCCTAATATATCTGATCCAAGTTTTACAAACATTGATATTGATACATATACCTATCAAAATCAATTAAATATTGACGAACCAAATTATAACGATGTGGGGATGAACGCATAATGGGTGGAAGTTTAACAAAACCAAATAGAATTAAGGACGTTTATACTAAATTAGTATTTTATGATAATGGTACTTTTAAGTATGATAACGGATCAGCTGATGTAAATATAACATCTGCTACAAATTTTAGTGGAGACACTAATTTAAACGAATTAGATGATACAAATCTAACAAGTCCACAAAATCATGCTCTATTAAAATATGATAGTAGTAGTGGCAAATGGATTGACGATAATAACGTATATGGAGGAGACTTTTAGTCTCATAGGAGAAAAAAATGGCAAATGTAATACAGATTAAAAAAAGTGCTTATGACGGCACTACGGCTCCTTCTGGAACAGGAGTAAATGCACAGTTAGCTTATGGAGAGTTAGGCTGGCTAAATAATAATGGATCTGCAGGTAAATTGTTTATTGGTGGTAAAGACAATAGTAATTCAGGATTTATTGTAGATATTCAACAAAATATTCTTAATGCAGCACCAACAGCAACAGCTCATGCTTCTGCACCAACTTTAGGTAAAGCAGGGTTTTTAAGTGAAAATTTTGAAGTTACTGCAGGTAAAGTAAAAATTAAAGATGGTGGTGTTATACTTGGAACTGAAACTACTGGTAATTATGTAGCAACAGCAGTAGCTGGAGAAGGTATTGACGTTTCTGGATCTACTGGAAATGTAACAATTAGTGCAGAAGATGCAACAGCGTCTAACAAAGGTATAGCATCTTTTAACAGTACAAACTTTAGCGTATCAAGTGGAGCAGTAAGTATTGCAGCTGATGGTATTGAAGCTGGAGATATTGCAGATAATGCCGTAGTTGTTGGTAATATTGCATCTAACGCTGTAACTAACTCAGCTTTGGCTAATAATGCAGTAACTGCAGCTAAATTAGCAAATAATGCAGTCGATGAAAATGCAATTCAAGACGATGCAGTAACTGCAGATAAAATTGCTAATAATATTACTTTAGCAGGAAATTGTGGAGTGTCAGGAAATTGGAATATTGGCGGTACTTTAACTGTACAAGGTGCTACAACTACTATTGAATCTACAACATTAACAGTAGAAGATAAAAATATTGTTGTAGCTAGTGATCAATCTGGTGATCCAACTGATGCAACGAACACACCAGGAGTAGATGGTGCTGGATTAACAGTTGGTACAAACGCTAGTGCACCTAAGATTGAATGGAAGAATTTAGATAACACTGATTATTTCCAAGTTACTAATGGTAATTTTAAAGCAACGTTAGAAAGCTCTACTATAGACTGTGGTAGTTATTCGTAAGGAGTTAAATGTCTAACATAATCAAGATTAAACGTGGGTCCAGTGTACCCTCAGGCAATGATTTAGAGCATTATGAGTTAGGATATAGAACAGGTACAACTGAGCTATATATTAACGACGGTGACAATTATCGTCAAATAGGCGGTGGTGCAACTACATCTGGATCTAACAATCAATTACTTACTGACGATGGTTCTGGTGGTATTAATTCTGAATCTCAACTTACTTTTGCTAGTTCATTTTTAGAATTAACTGATGCACAATTAAGATTAGATAATTCTACTTTTGGAACTTATAATTGGGAGTTTCAACAAGATAATGGTGGTGATTTACTATTTAAAGTGCCGTCAACTGGTGGAGCAGAAGTAAGAATATCTGCAGATGGAGGTTCTAATAGTTGGAAAACTACACAAGTACATATTGCTGGTGAAATTCTTATGCACGCAGATGGTACTAGTTATTTTAAACAAGGAGCAACTCCATTAGTACTTGGAGGTACGTCAGCATATACTACAGGTGGTACACCTAGATTAAGTATTCAAGGTGCAGGTTTAAACATTGGTAGTGGCACTAACGATATGTCTTATATGAGAAGAATAGCTACTGGTGAATATCAATGGCAAACTTGGAACGGTGCTAATGATGGAGAACTGCATTTACAACCATATGGTGGAAAAGTTGGAATTGGTACTGCAACACCAAGTACAAAAATGCACATAAAAGATGATTCTAATAATGTAGATTTAAGAATAGAAACCGATAAAGTAAATGGTAATGCACAAATACAATACCTTAATGATGCAAAGCAGTATAATGTCGGAGTTAATAATACAGACTCTTGGAGTATATACGATGCTACTGCAGGTGCTACAAGATTTTCAATTAATTCATCAGGTAATATAAGTACTGGTGTATGGCAAGGAACAGCTATAGCTGCTGCTTATGTAGGAAATTTACCAGCAAGTAAAATTACAAGTGGAGCTTTTGATATAGATAGGCTTCCAACTAAAGATGAAGACGATATGGCTTCTGATAGTGCTGACCACTTACCTACACAACAAAGTGTTAAGGCATATGTAGACTCTCAAAGTAGTGGTGCAGTATCAGCAGTAGCGAATGGTGCAAATAATAGAATAGCGACATTTAGCAGTTCAACAGCTTTAAATGGAGAATCAGAACTAACATATACTGGTGGAGAACTAAAAGTAAATAGAAGTGGTAGTGTAACTAACAAACTTACTATTACTGGTGGTTCTACTGCTGTACTAGATTTAAACAGCACAGGTGATAGTTTTATAGAAAAAGATACTGGTAATAGTTTATATATAGCAAACAATGCACAAGATAAAGATATTTATTTTAGAGTAAATGATGGTGGTTCTAATGTAAATGCATTGCAAATAGATGCAAGTGAAGCTGGTGCATTAAATGTTCCAAAAGGAAAAATTTATCATAGTGGAGAAGATCTATATATACAAGCAACAAGCAATGGTTTATTATTACAAACTGGTGGAGCTAATACAAGATATAACTTAACCAACACAGGAACGCATAATGTTTATGGTAATACTTCTTTTAGTTCACCAATGTCTGTTAATTATGGAGCAACATTTAATGAAGGTGGACATAATTCAGATTTTAGAGTAGAATCTCAAAACCAAACACACCAACTTCACGTAGATGCAAGTGCAGATTTAGTTAAAACAGTAAATCTTCGAGATGATAGAACACATATTGGATATACAAGTGGACATGGAATAGAAGGAGACCAATTAAGTGAAGCAAACTGGTCATCATTACCAACAGGGTTTCACGGTATGATGAGAAGTGGGAATCAAAACTATGGTAATCCTGGTTCAACTTATTTTTATTTTCATAAGATTTCTCAAAGAGATACTGCTGGTGGATGGGGTGGTATAGCCCTTGGATATGCTAATAATGCAGAGTTTTATGTAGGTCATACTCAAACAAATAGTAGTTATGCTACTTGGAGTAAAGTATGGAACCAAGCTAACGATGGATCTGGTAGTGGATTAGATGCAGATTTGTTAGATGGAGTACACGCAAGTGGTTTTTGGCAAAATAGTGGTACTTGGAATGGTGCTAACTTTAGTGGTAGTAGACATAGAGGAATAACAATAAATGGTGGAGAAATATCTATACAAAGAGATCATCCTAACAATAATCAAGTATCTGTATTAGTAGATGGTGGTTATAGTGCTGGAGAAAACAATGGTTTTTGGAGTTTATACTCAAGTAATAGCTGGAACAATAGAGTAGGCTTTGGTTCTAATGGTAGTGGACATATGTTATTAAACTCTACGCATTCTACTGGTGGTTATTATTTTCAAAACAATGGTACTACAAGATGTATAATAACTTATGATGGTCAATATCATTTTGGAGCTAGTGCTGATAGAGGTACAATAACTTGGGATACTGGTAAAGCAATAGTAACAAGTCAATCAGGTAATACTTTAGAATTAAGAAGTCAAAATAATACCGATATGATTGCTATAGAAACTAATCAGACACGTTTTATAGCTGATGGTACTGAAAGAATGCGAGTAAATGGTAATGGTTTAGATTTAAGTTATACTAATGTAAACAAGATTGTAATGCCAGCATCTTCAAGTAGAGATAAATATAGAGTTTGGACTGCTTCTGCTTATGCAATAGGTATGCAAAATAGTTTTACTTTTGGTGGATTGGATAGTGATTATGCTATGACTTTCCAAATGAGCAATACAGCTAGTAGAGGTTTTTGGTTTGGAGATAATAACCATGGACAAGCTGGCGGAGCTATGGCTGTTACAACTGAAGGTAAGTTAACAGTAGCACATAGTATGCGACTAGGATATGGTGAAACAGACCAAACAACACCAGGTTCAACCTTTACAATGGATATAAGTGGCAATAATAATTTAAGACTTGCTAGTGGTTCAGACCAAATGATACGATTTGCAAGAACTAATGGTAATGAAATAAGCATAGAGCACGATACAAGTCAAATATATTTTTACAACAGAGCTACAAGCAAAGCAATGTTTTTAATGGCTAATAGCGGTAGTGCAATAATGGGATATAATTCTAACCCTTCATTAGAGATTAGAAATACACAAACAAGTGCTGGTAGTGGAGGAAGTTTAGTATTTGGACATAGTCAAAGCGGTACAAATAGTATGGCAAGAATATCATCTTACTTAGTAGATGGTAGTCAATCTGGTAGAGCTGGACATTTAAGATTTTGGACAAGAAGAGCAGGTACAGAAGAACTTGCTATGCAATTACAACATGATAATACATTAAGACTATATCAGCCAGGAGATACAACTGATTACCTAGAATTATATGTAGGTGATACTAGGGCTTATTATCATCATGCACATACAGGTAGTGGTTCTGCATATCATAGATTTATAACTGATAATGGTTATATAGAATTAGGACCAGCTAATGATGGTTGGGGTCATATAAATACTGATAGAGGTAAATTTTATTTTAATAATAAAATTATAGTAGATAGCGGTGTTGTAGGTTCTTATGATGAAGATTTAAGTTTAAGAAGAAACTTTAGTAGTTCAAGCGGTCAAGATGATAGAATAGATATTTTAGATGACTCACAAAGATTTTATGTTGGTAATACTGAAGAATTTAGAGTAGACGCAAGTGGAACATTAACTAGTGGGCAAGCTAGAGTAACAAGTGAGTTTCAAGTTAATAGCAATGGTACTACAATAAGACGATATGTAGGTTCTTGGAATAGTGGAATGCAAACGCACGACGTGTTATATAATGCTTATCAAACAGCTTTAGGCGATTATGCATATTTAAAAACAAGCGGTAATACTTCTACTACACATGGAATGTTATTGTCTAGTGATAATTATTTATTTTGGGGTAGAGCTAATGTAGTAACTGGAGCTGTTGCAAATAGTGCAACTGCACCTATTGCAGATGTTTGCATGAGAGTAGATTATGATGGTAATGCATTATTTGATGGTGATGTAGTAGCGTTTTCTACAACTATTGCATCAGACGCTAGATTAAAAGAAAATGTTAAAGATTTAAATTATGGATTAAAAGATGTGTTAGATATTAGACCAGTATCATTTGATTGGAAAGAAAAAAGAAACGGACAACACGATATTGGTGTTATAGCACAAGAGATAGAAAAGATTATACCAGAAGTAGTAGTAGAAGTAGATACATTAAATAGTGGAGAAGAAACTCACAAAACTGTAGATTATGCTAAACTTACTTCGGTATTAATAAAAGCAGTACAAGAACAACAACAACAAATAA